CCGCGCCTCCTACGAAGCGCGATAAACCTGCGGTAGCGCCAGTAATAAAACGATGAGTGTAGAGTATATATTAGATCGGTTTGGTAAAAAGGTTGGTATGCTTCCTAGTGATGACAACCAGCGTTCGTTGCTGCTTGACTACCTTAACGAAGCTGCGCAGGAACTTTACGAGCAGTCTGATATGCCGGGTTGCCTAGAAGAAGCGGAGTTCTACGTGCAAGGCGACAAGACTATTGCCATGCCAGCGGATGTCTACGCGATACGCGGCATCCGTGAGAAGTCAGGGAACAACGACATCTGGGACACGGAGCCGATGACGGCTCGCTACCGTGAGAACGGGTGGGATACAGATCACAACAAGTTTCGTATTAAAGGTTATAGCGCATTGCAGCGTTCGTTGCCCACAAGCATTACTGAAGCGTCTGGGGCAAGTGCTGCTACTAACAAGTTGGCGTATAAACTGTACGGGCCAAATACGTCTAACGATCTTATACACCTAGTTGCAAACATAAACGATCTGTATGACGAGGAGGTTAGGCTCATTATTACCGGAAGAGATCTTGGAGTAGATACTGGCTTTATTACTATTACGTTTGGAAACGCTGCTAACCCGATAAAAGACATAAAAAGTTTTTCACGTACAAGACCTTTTGGTGCAACAGGTTCTTATACAAATCCAGTAACAGGTATTACTGGAGAAGTTGCAGGTCATGGTCTAGCTCAGCTTGTAGACTATAGCGACAACTCTATCGTTTATGCCGAGATAAAGCCGGGACAGGAAGAGTCTCGTTACTTGATCGTGGATGTCAGCGAGTTTCCGTTTAGCTCTACCGCAGCACAGGACGACGCTCATACGGTGCAGGTTCTTTACAAGAAGACGTTGCCTGTGATGCGCAACGACCGCGATGAGTTTCCTGCGCCGGGTTACGACAACATCCTCGTGAGTAAGTGTATGGAGTTGTTCCTTGAGGAGCAGGGCAAGTTGGAAGAAGCGATTCTCCACGACCGCAAAGCATCGCGCTCCTTGGCGCGTAGGCAAGCTGATTTAGAACGAGGTCAGGAACAACAAGTAATTTTCAAACGCCACAACCACGATAAGCTGACATGGCTCGCTACGCACAAACCTCGTTTATAGGTGGCATGAACATGGCCGTTGACGATTCTCGTATTGGAGATGACGAGTATCGCGTAGGCTATAATGTGCGCAATAGGTTTGGTGAGCTGCGTCCTATCAAACGTCCAGAGGAACTTGATACGGGCATAGACTCGCAGAAGGGCAGCATTGAAAGCATCACGATACACAAGGGAGGTACGGGCTATACCGCAGGTAACTTGGTAGCGACTGACCCTACTGGCAGCGGTTCAGGTTTTGCTGGAACGTATACGGTAAGTGGTGGTGCAGTAAACACCGTCACGATTACGAACGGTGGCGAGAACTACAGCAAAGAAACCACAGTAAGAACACAGTCTTACGGTAATTTTGACAACAGCCTCTCGTACACGCTCGCCTACAACGAGGCTCCTGTGCAGGGTTTGTATGCGCTGGGTGATTTTTTGATTATCGTGCAAAACGGCAACGCACGATTTCGTCATCGGCTTTCTACAACATGGACTACGCTTTGGGATGCCTCGACAAATGCAACCCTGCGACTTGATCCCAACGCAAGCGATGTTTTTATACAAGCTGTGCCGGGGTCTACGATGGATATACCGCGCCACGCAAAAGATAACCAAGATGCGCTAGGAACTGAGGGCGCTCATTCTATAGAGCTGCACTACCATACAGCTTTGTGGGCTAGGACTGACGCGGGTGTTGTGTTTCAAGACGGTAGCAATCAGCCAAACTTGCTAACGTTCTCGTCTAGCGAGCAGGGCGCTACTGCTACGGTGCGCAAGTGCAAGGCTTATACTGAGTGGGGCACGACTTACAGAGAGTACGTGCCTGTCGGCAAGCAGATGGTTTACTTCAACGGTAAACTTTTCATTATTAGCGCAGACGGCCAGAAGATTTACCAGAGCGTCACAGGCAGACCGTTGGATTTTGTAACGGCTGTCGATCAGAACGGTGCGCAGATAGATGCTGCTGAGTCAGAAGGCGGCGCAGGAGTCACAGCTTACAGCGTAAGCTACGAAAAGATTACGTGCATTGCGCCCCTTAACACGGAGAGCTTACTCGTTAGCACACGAACGGGTACATATGCGATTACACCGGACTACGATCATACGCTGTTTGGTGAGCCTACATGGACTAAGCAGTATATGTTTGGTGCATCAATCGTGAATCAGTTTTCGTTCGTGGACATACTAGGCGACTTTGCTTTCATAGACGCTGAAGGCTTGCGCTCGTTTAATGCTGTACGACAGCTACGCAACGAAGGTCGCAACAGCGCGTTCTCGCTCAAGGTTGCAAAACTTTTTGAGGGTATTGTGCAGATAGGTGGCGCTGCCATCAGCTTCGACAACTACACTTTCTTTTCAGTTAAGACAATTTACGGTTACGGTGTGCTTGTGTTTGATGGTACGCTACGGAAGTTTGTGTCTCTTGACTTGTATAAGACAGACACAGATGAAACGCTTGGGCAGATTACACACTTTTCAAAAATAGACACAGACACAACACACGAAGTTTATGCGGTAACTGCGCAGGGCGGCTTTTACAGACTGTTCACAGGCGCTAAGTACAACGACAGCTTTGTGCAGACGAAGGCGTTCAACACAGGTACGTTGGAGGTTGAGCAGAAGCCGATGCAATTACGTACGTTGTTTAACAGCGTTGAGCGTTGGGAGTATGATGCTATAAGACTGAGGGCGGGTATAGCCTACGGCCCTGATGGTCGCGGTGAATTCGGTAATGTTCCTCACGATGATCCCGGCACACTTAAAACAGGTAGTGCGTTTAATATGGAAGTTGAAAACGTGCCGTTTGATCTCGCTATCGGTACAGAAATATTTTTTACGGGAGCAGGTACAAACCAAGGCGGTACGTTTACACTTACAGAAGCTGCTGGTAGAGGTGCAACAATGATAACAGGCACGTTTACTAGCACAGGCACGATAGACAAATCTTTTACTAAAGGCTTTATACGTTTTACTGGCGAAGGAACTGCTAGGGCTGCTGTTATCACCAATGCTCGTAAATCAGAAACTCCTTCGACAATCAGCAAAACTATCCAAGCGCCGGTAGCTACAATAGCCGCCAACTATGGTGACACGTATCCTATTATGTGGAACAACGAAAACAAGCTACAAAACTTTCTTTTTAACTTTCAGCAAGGGCGGCAAGGACTGAAAGTGGGCTACACTATTGAGTGGAACACGAATGCGACACTCTCTATGATAACCGCAGAGACTACAGATTTAACACCTAAAAACCCTTTTATGACACAAGCTTATGGGAGCAACAGTTAAGAGTACAGAGTTCGTAGACGACAACGTTTTGTTTGCGACTAAACAGTCAGCAAACAGTTGGCGTTTGTCGCTGACCGTGGACAGCAGCAACGAGATTGCAGAGGGCGTAGCAAAGCGCTGCGCTCATGTGGCTGACATTGCGACAGTAGACGGCACGGCAATAAACACAGGCAGCAGCGCTACAGATCAAACGTCTGTTCCTGCGCTTGGTGGAACATATAGTGAAGCTGAAGTGAAAGCCGCGTTCACAGCGCTTGCTGAGAAGATAAACTATCTAACATACAAGTTGGAACAGGCAGGACTAATGTCCGAGAGTTAAGGAAATAAGATATGGGAAACGGATTTTTAGGCTTAGGAGATTTCGGCAACCTTTTAGGAACAGGCGCGACGATCTACGGTTTGTCGCGTTTAGGTCGTACGCCAACGCCGTCAGTTCAAGAGAAGACAGGAGAAGCTCTAACAGCTTTCAGAGAAAACTACCCTGCGTATGCAGAGATGTTGCGTCAGGAAGCTGGTAAAGAGTTAGCGCGTCAACAAGAACTTTACCCCGAACAACTCAAGCTAGCTCAGCAACAGCTTGGTGCAGCTAAAGCATTTATACCACAGTACGGTCAGCTTGCTTCTGATGAGGCATACCGCGAGGCGATGTCCGAGGCTGGCAAGCAGGTGGACGTTCTTCGTGGCCCCGGCGGTCAGCTTATAGATGAAGCGTACGCTAAGGCACAGCAAGTAGATCCAGAGTTCTACGGTCGTCGCGCTCAAGCGGGTGCGCTACTTGGTGACTTGCTTCGCAGTTTTACTGATCCAGAGACAGGACGTTTCACAGGAGAGCTTAGCGGAGGCGAGCGCGAAGAAGTTGCGCGACAAGTTAACAGAGCGCGGCAGATGCGTGGTGGTTTGGGTGGGCCGCAGAACGTAAGTGATATAGTTTCTCAGGCGATGCAGTTTGGACAAGCCGCACAACGCAAGCGCGATCAACTCGGTCAGGCGCTAGGCGTTGCTACATCTTTCCTCCCTGCATCTCGTAGCGGATTTGATCCACTACAGGTTGCGCTTGGCAGACCGTCACAGCAATTCGGTGCGCAACAGTTTGCGCCGCCAACGGCTGTAGCTCCCACGCAGGGACAAGCTGGTCAGTTTATGGGTAACGTGATGGCAGGAGCTAGACAATCCGCTGGGTTCCAAGCAGCGCAACCTTCGCTGCTCACAAACATTGGTAGCGTAATGAAAACATTTCCCGGCCTCGCAGGAGGTCTTAGCTGGTAAGGATAGATATGACTGAAGAAGAAAGAAGACGACGATTAGGCATACAAACTACTCCAGAGTATGAGGACTATCTTATGCGTGTTGTACAAGCGCGTGCAGCAGGATTACCTGACCCTGCACCGTTAGTTGGAGTGCCTACTGAAGAAGCACAACCTACGTCTCGCGGTGCTATGATGCAACCCGGTGAGCAGCGGTTTATACGTCCTTACGTTGACCCTCGTGACGAGATGATTGCATCTAGCCCTGCGCTCGTACGTCCAGCTTACAGCATACTTGATCGAATGCTACGCCCCGGTCGTGCTGGTATGGCAGATCGCATGAACCGCGAGTACATGGAGGGATTGCTTCAACGTGATGCTGACCAGCGCATGAGTGCTGCGAAGTTACAAGAACAGCAAGCGAAAGCCGCGTATGCCGATATAGAGCGTAAGGCAGCAGAAGGCGATCCAGAAGCGTTAGATCAGATCGAAGCGTTATCAAAAGCGCGGTACGCAGGTCGTAGCACAGGTTCTGGGGGTAATGACTATGCCAGTCAGCTTATAGAAAGGTTTAGAAATCGTTCTGGAGGTCAAGCCAGCGGTGATCGACCTCCTATGATACCAACACCAGAAGGTGCTAGAATGCCTATGCGAAGAGCTGAACCTGCTAATCCGTACGCAAACCTGAGTGCTGAAGATGCAAGGGCATTATACGATTCTCGTGTAGCTGAGATAGATACAACAGCACAGCAGCAGATAGATAGCGCTCCTTTGAGTAGTGTATTAACAAACGTTACTGGTGGCCCTGCTGAGACTGTACGACAAGCGGAGGCATTAAAAGCATTAAACCTTCGACAGCTTAGAGAATATCATCCTAACGTTGCTCCTCAGTTATAATGACCGAAGAAGAAAAGCGTAGGCTGCTTTTACAGTATGGGTACAATCCAGATGAGTACGATCTGGTTGAGCCTATAGAGTATTATAAAAGCGAAACAACACGACCTAGCGCAGTAGGGACAGGTTTAACGCAAAGCATAGGCCCGACGGCTGGCGCTCTTTACGGCGCTAAAAAAGGTATGACATGGCTACGACCGCTTGGGCCGAAGGCAATGGCAGTTGGCGGTCTTACTGGGGGTGTTATAGGTGCTATAGGTGGCGGTCTTGGTCAAGACGTTGTAGAAGAAGCTGTTTTAGAAGAGGCTGATAAAACAGCTCTCAACCTAGAGCGTCAGGCAGCAGCACAAAAATACCCTTACACAACATTCTTAGCTCAGTCAGCACCATCTGGCTTTGTTGCAGGGCCGTCGTTAACAACTCTTAAAGCACTTCCCGGTGCTATAAAGAATGCTCCGCTGCGTACAATGACTGCGCTTGAAAAACACGCACTCACAAGCGCAGGTATAGGTAGTGGTCTTGAAGCTGGTATAGAAGCTGGTTCACAGATAGTGAGAGGTGAGGATCTAGAC